AACAAACGCCATTAGTTCCTCTGATAGTGCAGCCCGTTCCTCTTCAAACTCAGTCTTTACTTTGTTCAACTCTACCATGTCCACCTTGAACCCACGCTTGTAGATCAGAGCCAGTTCATAGCAAGTATCCATAGTCAGATCAAGCACAGACAGCATACTACTGTTCTCTTCATTAGCAAATCGTGCCATCTGTTTCTTGTAGACACCAAGAGTAGAGCGCAAGTCATAGCGTAGGTACTCGTCTAACTCGTCAAAGGGAATGTCCTTTGTTGATGTGCCAGACTTCCAGTAGTCAGACATAGTATCCAGCTTCTGCTCTTCCAGTTGATACTGTGCAGATACAAAGCCCAAGTTAAGTGGGGATTTTACACCCTTGTTAAGTATGTACTCACCCAACATGGTGTCGTATACATTACCATCATACTTAAACCCACACTCCCATATCCACGTAAGGTCATGCACTGCATTGTGACATACCAGTAGCGTAGTAGCATCCAGTATGTTCTGCGTTATGATCTCCCCGTTAGCTGTAGGTGGTTCATCTGAGTGAGTGAAGGTAACTACAGTTTCATCGGCATAATACTCCATGTCCTCAGATAGCATACCTATCATTACCAATTCATTCTCTGCCTCAAAGGGGTCAAAGTGCTGCTTCCCGTCACGCTTACAGGTGGTGTTCTCCACATCCAATACAGTAATCACAACTTTTTTCATAACTTACCCCTAATATATTTAATGGCTCTCTTCATACGAGGAACATCATCATTGAAACATCCCAATGCTCTGTTGCAACTATGGCATAGCCAACCTCTGAAATCATCTGTGTCATGGTCATGGTCTAGTACCCATGCTGATGCGTTACCTCCCTTACCTTCTGCTTGTTCTTCATCACACAAACAAACTGGGCAGTTATAACCAGCAGGGGGTTGACCATGTACTTCCCGTAGCTGCTTACGTACCTTGGTTAATGTAGATGCACATGCCTTACACTCAGGCCGTAGGTAACTACCTCCACTCGCTGTACTGAATGCTGATGAAGGCAATGTATGCATACACTTAGAACATATCTTTGTGTCTTCACAGGCAGGGTGGGCTTCATATAACTCTATATCCTCAATGAATAATTTCAGTTGTTCACACTCCATACCTTGCAATCCTTCCATCCAGCATACAGGTAACCTTACCATGCCATCCAGTTAATTTGTTCTTGGTTATGTTTATGTGACGCATAGGATCTTCCACAGTATCATCCTCACTAATGGCAGGGTTCTTAGCAATCAGTAGCATGAGGTCAGCCTCAGATGCCTTACCTGTCTTGGAACCTTCCATCATAGATTGGTTAAGGATTACCTTGCCCTCTGCCTCTGCACTTAGCTGTGACATATAGAACATGGCACATCCATACTGCTTGGCAATGTCTCTGGCATAGATAGCGTTAGCCTTGAGCATCATGTCCTCACGGGCAGCACCATTAAGTCTAGCGAACTTGTCTCCCATATCCAGTACAACAACATCAGGTGTATAAGATTTAATAACAGACTCTACCCATGTCATATCCTTACCTGTTGCGTCAATGAACTTAACATGATCTTTAATTCGCTGGTACTTAGCCGTAGCTGCTGCAGGATTGTCACGTATCTGATTCAGTGTCATGCCAGTAGATGCATTGAGGTAACGTGCTGCTACCCTGTGTACTGCCTCTTCATTACATAAGACTAGACACTGTGCGCCCTGCTCTGCGAAACCTTTAGGGCCAGCAATGAATGACGCATGGCTTGAAGTCTTACCTGTCTCAGGTCTAGCACCTATCATAACAAGGTGACCACCATTAACACCCTCCACCTTACGTGCCAAGGTAGGCAGGTTGAATGTCCACTGAGCCTCAAGGTCACACTTCTTAAGCAATGCTTCCATATCAATGTCAGCCCACTCAACTGATAGGTTAGGTGTAAAGTCTTCATTGTAGTTCTCAAGGATAGCACGTAGTGGCTCCAGCGATAGATGCTCACCATTGACGTATTCAAATCCAAGGTTGGCTACCTCTTCCCCTACATGTTGACGGAACATATCAGACAGTACATCACTGGCTATGTCTACCCCCATGATAACCTCACGCTCTACCTTGTCAAAGATACCTTGATAGGAATCCTTCTGTGCTGTAGTAAGCGTAGGATTCTTAGAGAAGAAGAGTGCCTCAACCTCTATGGGTGTAACATCCCTGCCGTAAGTAGTAATGGCAGCATCAATGGTAGCCTTAACCTTGCGACCTTCCTTGCTGAATATACTGTTGGGGCAACGGATACCCTTGTGGTTATCATGGAAGTCTTTATCCATTAGCGTTCTTAGTAGTGCGAGTTCCATAGTGTGTTCCTATTCGTTATCTTTTAGTACATAGTTTTCTATAAAGTGTTCTGGACTCTTGGACATATACCATTTGTTACGACCCTTAATTCTCCAACTACCTGTGGCTAGGCAGTACATAAACTTATCATTCATAAGGCAGTAGTAATCATCATATTCGGTACTTATACTATCTGCATACCGCCTAATCTTTACTATAGCACGTAACCTTTCAGCTTTCTTGAGTGGGCCTTTTCCTACATGCTCTTTGTGATAACTTCTTTCCTCATGCTGTTTAATTATTATCTGCGCTATCTCTTCTACCTGATCGTCCTCTAGTTCCAGCGCACTATGTATGGTTATATATTCGGGATTGTTTACGCAAGCCCTCTTAACACTTTCATAAGTTTTCCAGCTTACCATATCTGTTCCTTATAATTTACAATGTACACTACAGTATACACTATAGTATATATTTTAATGAGTATTATACACCATAGTATATATTACAATGTACTTTACTATACCACAGGTTATTTAATCTAGCACTGTAACTGCATTAGACAGGGGTGGTAGCTGAGATATTCTTAAATTGTAACAGTCAGCTTTAAAGGTAAAGTTGTTGCGGTAATCCACCTCACCTTTGATTCTCTTCTCTGCTTTTTCAAAGTACTCCTCCTTTTTAATTGTACCTAGTAGCCATACAATTCGTAGGTTACTTGATACCCTACAGAAAGAGTAGTAATCACAGGCTTGTTTAGTGTTGTATGCAGCCACGGAACATTCGTAGTAAGACCTTGGCACTGCGGTTGTACGTTTAGCCTTTACATCAATGGTGGTTCCATCTGGCATTACTAAATCATAATCATAAGTATTATTTTGAGTAGCCCCATAGTGCCTTGCCACTGCAAGTTCTGCTAAGAAACCTGCAACACTTCCCTGCCCCTCTGTAATTGAGTGTGTGATGTTACCCATTTCTTTGGCTTGCTCTTGCGCCTTAGTCAACTCTTCGTCCGTCATAAGCACTTCTATCATAGTTATTCTCCGATTGTTAATTAGTTACAGTACCATAGCCGTAGGCCAGTTAGCTATTTCAGATAACGTCCTGTTGCACCCTGTACAGTTGAGGTCTTCATCTAACTTACAGACACCCACACAGGGGGATGGTCTGTTAGTAAGGTATACTGCAGCAGCAAAGCCACGGGGTGTAGCACTGCGTATGTTCTTAGTCTTCATAGACTTGCCGCCTAACTTAGCATGTTGTCTACTGAAGCCAAAACTCTCGCAGTCTACAGGATTCTTTTTAGGCATCCTAAACTTACCACCTGTCCATAGACAAGTCTTCTTAGTGTAAGCATCAGATGGTGCAATGTAGTCAGGATATAGGGGATGTTCTTCCTCACCTTCCTTAATGTATCCACCATACTCATACGGATGGAACTTATAGTTAGGCTTACGCCACAAGGTAGACAGTCTGCTGACGGGGTTCTCTATGTAGTAAGGAACCTTAAGATCATCAAAGATCTCAGCGCACCACATAGCATAGGTAGATGCCTTCATCTGGAACTCAGGGTCAGCCTCTCCCTTCTTCTTAAACCATGCAGCACCTGACACAGCAAGGTCAGTACACACAGGGAATGCCATTGCGAATACAACGTCAGCATCCATGAAGGCAGTAAAGATAGATGCCATAGTCTCATAAGAATGCAGGTCAGCATTCAAATAATGTATAGCACCACCACCTTTAAAGTGTTCAACCTTAGTGTCGTCATGCTGAATGTCATAGCAGTAACATGTATGTCCTGCCTCTGCCCAAGGGGTAGCAGCTACGCCAGTGTAGTCATAAAGGGATAGTACTATACTCATATCAATCTCCAAATTAGTTTTGTGGTACTACCTAGTACTAGTACAACGGGGATACAGGTTCTTTGGCTGCACTTTTAAGAGCGTCTTGCCACTCTACGTAAGCCTTGTTGTACTTCTTAACAGCCCTAAAGAACTTTGCATTTGCCTCGTCTATGGTAGGGCTTGGCACCTCACCTGTCAAGTTAGGGGTGAGCTTGTACGAATGCAAGCCATTAGACACATGAGTAGTTTCTACTTTATGTGCGCCATACTTAGACTTACGTAAGCTACGAATAGCTGCACTCACTGAAGCCTCTGGAACACCTGTGATGCTAGACACTTCCGCAAGAGTTACAGGTCTGTCTACATTACATGCATCATAGACCTTCTCAATTGCAGTCTTTAGTTTTCCGTTAGCTTTAATTACTTTGTAATACGTACCAGTAAATTGACCCATTATACTTTCTCCAATAGTTTCTTTGCTTCATTAATATCTTCATGCAGATCGTAGTAATTAATCATACTACCAATACTACCCTGTGGCCTAGCAAGTATGCTGCTGCACTCTTTATAAGAAGTACCTCTGGCCCTTAGTTGTATTACCTGCGCTATTTCCTGCTTGCTAAACCCATCAACATGCAGTCCTGCTGACTTACGTAGGTGTTCACCTATCTTGGGAACAAATACGATACTCATTTCATTATCCTATCTATGCTGGCCTGACGTAGGTTCCATATGGCACCATGCAATTCATATGTCTTTAATATGTGGGCTATACTACCCTGACCTCGCCTAAGTATATCGGCACAGTCATGGAAGGATACTCCCATTGCACGTAGTTCAACAAGCTGATCCTTCTCTTCTGCTGTCCACCATCTAGGCTTGTACTTAGGCTCTGCTACCTTTACTACCTTAGTGGGCAGTAAGTCAGAGAAGTCTTTAGGTATCTTAGGTTTAAATACTAGGCTCATACATCCTCCAGTCTATCCATGTATGCGTTGTACAACTCTACATACGCATCATACAGTTGATTTAATACAGGGTCTTC